ACGTTTCTTCGTATAGCCATTTCAGACTTTTCGGATAGCACAGCCGAGAAACCGTCGCTATAATCCGCGGCCTACTGAGGGCCTATAGCTCAGTTGGTTAGAGCAGGGGACTCATAATCCCTTGGTCCACGGTTCAAATCCGTGTGGGCCCACCACCTTGAAAGCCGCGCACTGCGCGGCTTTTGCCGTTTATAGCCATCGAAAATATCGGAGTGATCCATTTCAAAAAAATGGATTTCGTCCAAAATCCGTCCAATTCACTTTTGGACGGCTGTTTCCTCGGGCTCTTCAACGTCCATTTTCTTCTCGAAGATGCTCGCCAACGGATTCAGCGAAACAACCTCGGCCATATGCCCAGGACTGAAGTGCGCGTACTTCTGAGTCATGGCCAACGTCGCATGCCCTAACACCCGCTGAAGCGTCAGGATATCCCCGCCATTCATCATGTAATGACTGGCGAAGGTATGTCGCAGGACGTGCGTCATTTGCCCCTCTGGCAGCTCTAGGCCAATGGTCTCAACGGCACGGCGGAAGGTGTTGTAACAGGGCGTGAAAGGCAATGCTGCTTTGAGTCGATCCTCGAGGCGCTGGGAGATCGGCACCGATCGATTCTTGCTCGATTTCGTGCGGCTGTAATGGATCAGCTTGTGGCGCACCTGGCGCAACTGAAGCTTCTCCGCTTCGCCCCACCTGGCACCGGTGGCCAGACACACTTCGGCGATCAACCCAGCATGTGAGTCGCGCTTGGCCAGATCACCCAGCAGCGCTTCAATCTGCTCGCTCAGCAAGTAAACCATCTCGGTTTCATCGAACTTCAGCTTTCGGACCTTACCCAGCGGATTATCGCTATCCCACTCTCCCAACCGCGACAGCTCGTTGAAAACAGCCGTCAGATAGGCCAGCTCGTGATTGAGCATGTTCGCGCTGATTGGTTTCGGGTCTTCGTCAGGCTTGGTATAGCCGGCACCAGGTTTCGCCCTGGAGTGCTTCCCTTCGGCTCGCTCGGCTCGGTACTGGGCAAAGTGGGCAGAGGTGAACTTGTGCGCCTTGGGGTTACCCATGCGATTGACCATGCTGATCAACAACGACAACCGCTGAGAGCCGGTTTTGAGAGTTTGACCATGGACTGTGTACCAGCGGTTAACCAGGTCAAGCATGCTTCTAGAATCGTGTTTGGCTGGCTTCGCGGTGCCACCCGATGCGCCCTCACCCATCACCTTGTTCTGGTAATGCAGCGCTTCGTTTTTAGTACGGAAGATCCGCCGGGTCCGATAGCCATAGCTGCCATCAGGGCGGCAGTCCACTTCGTAACGGCCATCTGATAATTTTTTTATCGGCACGGGTTTACACGGGGCTGATCTGCCCAGCCTCCGGGATCGTCAGGCCGGTCATCAGCCACATCGTGTATTTGGTGAACTGCGGATGCTGAGTGATTTTCAAAAGCTCCGACGAAGCCACCGTTTTGCTTCGCCCGTATTCATATCCTTTCCAGGTGTTGATACCAATCCCTGAAAGTTCACACATCTCAGACTGGGTCAGTCGCTCCCGAGTACGTATCAGGCGCAGCTTTTCACCGAGACTCACTGGCCAATCACCGGGCTGATCTGCCCGCAAGCAGGTGCTGTCTGATCCGTCACCAGCCATAGCGCGTACTTAATAAACCGGGGATGGGTTGTGATCTTCAGCAATTCGCCCGAGCTCACCTCCTTTCGTGCCCCATATTCGTATCCCTTCCATGTCCCAAGCTTGATCCCTGTCACTTCGCAGATTTCCGACTGAGTCAGTCGCTCGGTTAAACGAATTTCCTTGAGCTTTTGCCCGAGTTCCATGTATGCCCCTTGACCTTACTCATTTGAGTACTTAATATCCTCATATGTGTACTTTTACTGCACATATGACTAAGGAGCTTATCAAATGCAGATCACCATAGACACGCCTTACACCACAGTTCGCGAGCTTGCTCGGCGGTCGGGGCAGTCCGAACGGGCAATCCGTAACGACATCGAGCGCGGCCGGATTCTCGTCCGTGCCAAGACAGAAGGATCAAAGGAGGCATTGCTGATCAACATGGTGGCTTTGGCCATGGAAGCTGCGGATCAAGCAGAACGTGTGTCCGCCAAACAAACCGCCTCCAAGCGTTAAGGGGCGGTGATGAACGCAAGAACACGCATCACCCAGGACCAGTTCGACGAGATCTATCGGCGCGACGTGATCGAGGCTCTGGAGGGCGACAGGGAACTGGACTTTAAGGACATCGGCGATAAGTACCTGCAGAGAGGCACCTGCCCGAACTGTGGCAAGGAAAAGCTGTTCATCAGCCGTGACAAGCCCTATCAGTTGATGTGCAACCGCGATAACGAATGCCAGTTCAAACAGAAAACCCGGGAGCGTTACAGCTACCTGTTCGAAAACCTGAGCGAGCGTTTCCCGGCTACAGAAACCACCCCCAACGCCACGGCTGACGCCTACCTGCAGCGCAACCGCGGCTTCGAGATCGGCAAGCTGGCCGGCTGGTATTCACAAGCTCGACGGAAAATGAAGTCAGGCGAGTGGGCCGATACCGTGCGTTTTCCGCTGTGTAACGGTTACTGGGAACGAATCATCGACGAACGCATGGTTGCCGCCAACAAAGGCGATAAAGCCGGCATTAAATTCGAGATGAGCTACAAGAACAGCGGTTGGATGCCTCCAGGTCAGACCATCGAGAAGAGCGATCGGGTCTACGTCGTGGAGGGGATCTTCCACGCCATCGCGCTTCACCTGGCTGGGTACAAGGTTATTGCGTCAATCAGCTGCGTGAACTTCCCTTGGGAAATCGTCGAGGCCCACAAAGGCAAACTGGTGACATGGGTCATCGGCCTGGATGACGACAAAGCCGGCCATAAATACATCCCCAAGTACCTCAAGATGCTGCGCGGCATGAGCGAGATCGGCTGGGTGGCGCTCGCCGGCGAACGCGACTGGGATGATGTGTACCGGGATGGTGAACTGAACGATAAATTCATGGAGGACGCTTGTTATCGCGGCCAGCTATTCAGCGCTGAAAACACCAACAAACTCGCTTACTTGCTGTACCTACGGCGCCCGGCCGGCTTCTATCTGTTGGAATTTCGACACCAGCTCTACTCCGCCCGCATCAACCAGGGCGAGCTGAGCAAAGACCTGGGCGAGGATAAGGTAGAGGGCAACCGCGAGATCTTTTCCCGCAATGTGAAGATCGCGCAGATCTCGAACTGCATTCCCAGCCTGGACTATCTGGAAAAGGACATCATCACCGGCGAGCAACGCTACTACTTCGATTTCCAGTTTCCCGATCGGTCTCGCAGCGTCCAGGCTCCACTGCCCTCGAGCGCCATCGCTGAGCCTCGGGGATTCGTCCGGGCAATGCTCGACTTCACACCAGGTGGAAACTTTGAGGGCGGCGCCCGAGAGCTGGCCATGCTCAAAGCCAAATGGCTGAACGATGAGAAGCGCCCGGTGCGTACCGTACGTAGCCTCCCGTTTATTGGCTACGACGAGGACTCCGGCACCTACTGCTATCCCAAGTTCGGTTTTCACGGGGGCAGAGAGTTGCAGGTCAACAACCACGGATTCATCGAGGTCAAAGGTGCAGGCGTGAAAACCGCCCTGGTGAACACTAGGTTCGAACGTGGAACCGATTTTGATCCGGAGTGGTTCCCCGATTTCTTGGCGGTCCATAGCTTAAATGGCCTGGCCGCGTTGTCCTGGTGGACAGCCTCACTGTTCGTTCAGCAGATAGGCATCGAGCAAGCATCCTTTCCTTTCATGGAACTGACCGGTGAACCTGGCGCAGGCAAGTCCACCTTGCTGCGTTTCCTTTGGCGTTTGATCGGTCGCGACAATGTGGAAGGCATCAAACCCAGCGGCACGGGTGCCAGCGCTGTGGGTTTGTCCCGAGCGTTCTCCGAGGTCAGCAATCTGCCGGTGGTACTGATCGAGTCCGACCGGACTTACAACGACGCCCAGGGCCGGACCGTTACGGTGCAATTCGCGTGGGACGAAGTTAAGACGATGTTCGACTATCACGCCCCGTTGCGGGTTACCGGTGTGAAGAGCAGCGGTAACGAAACACGCATCAGCATCTGGCGCGGTGCCTTGGCTATCTCTCAGAACGAGAGTGTGGACGGCTCCGAGGCCATCCTTTCGCGCATCGTGCACATGCACTGCACCAAGGACCATCACTCGCTGGCACTCAAGCCAATGGCTGACAGGCTTAAAACCATGAAAGCCAAAGAGTTGGGTGGCTATCTGCGCCGAGTCTTGGCTTTTGAAAAGCAGTGGTTGGAACGTTACTTCGAGGCGTTCCCGCGTTATGAGCAACGCCTGCAGTCGATCAGCGCTCTGACCGAGGCGCGGATAGTCCAGAGCCATGCCCAAGTACTTGCTGCGGCCTACGCGACCCAGGCGCTGTTCCCCACCTGGACCGACAGAGACACAGAAAGTCTGGCCAAACACCTCGAAGCACGCGCCATCGATCGCCAGCAACGTTGCCGATCGGAGAACCCGACGGCTGCCAAGTTCTGGCAGATCTATCACTACTTGAACGAAGACGTGGTGACCACCATCGATGCCGACGGAGAGCGTGAGGAAACCCGGGAGACGCTGAATCACAGCATCGACAAAGAGCTGATCGGCATCAACATCGAACACTTCCAGCAGGCCTGCAGAAAGGCTGGCCAAGACGTAATCCCGGACACACAACTGCGCCGCGCCTTGGCCAGCAGCACCACCCACAAGTACCTCGAGACACGCAAAGCACGCTCACGTTTGGAGAAGCGTTCTCTGTGGCTGTGGTTCTTCAGCAAGCGGGGGGAGGCCTGATGAAACGTATGGGGCAACTGGTGTGTGGAGTGCTTCTTGGCAAGCTCTTGGCTTTTGTGCGAAGTCCCCTCGTTTATCCGGAACATCCGGAACATTTCTATTTGATAGATATAAATATCAATAAATACAGTCAGTTACATACAAAAAAATGTTCCGGTCGCACTGGAACATTCCGGAACACACCGGAACGGATTCTGTTCCGGCATGTTCCGGCAATGTTCCGGCCAGCACTTTTACCGGAACAGGGCTGCAGCCCTTACGCCACAAGGGCTCCAGCGATTCTGCAAAAAAACGTGTTCCGGCATGTTCCGGTAGTACCGGAACATTTTTACTGAGCTACAAGCCGCGTAAATCAAGGGCTCCAGCGAATCACTTTTTAAATGTTCCGGAAGTTCCGGACCTTCGACAGTCCTGCGCACGTTTTTCTTTTCTGACTCGGCTCAACACCCAGAAACAAGTCATCAAGGCGTAATAAAAAGGAGCAACACCATGCAACTACAAGTCATCACCGGCCATGCCGGCACAGGAAAAACCACCAAGCTGCAGGCGATTCAAACCGAACTGGCCAGCCAGGGTATCGACGCCCCGATCATTTCCGGTGCGAGCTGTACGACCCCGTTCTTTCTCTTACAAATCGCCAACCAGGTCATGGCCGGCGCCAAGCACTTTTTGGCCGACGACTGCACCAGGGCACAGATCAAGGCAGTGCACGACCTGCGCGCCCGCGGCATCAATTCCGGGTCGCCGGAATACCTGGTTATCCACCTGGTGCAGCAAGCTTGAAGGGAAAGTGGCCATGAACATTCGATACAGCGCCAATGCGTTGCTCGGTCTGCTTCCGTTGCCAACCGACTATGTAGACAGATGCACCGCCGAAGATCTGGCCGAACTGGCGGCCGCCGCTCACTGGCGGGATCACCCAGAAGAAACCCCAACATTCATCACCGTCGTTCACCTGCTGGAGGTCGACGGTCACGACTTGGGATTGTTTGAAGTGCGCTGTGAGCAGCGCCCGGTATTCACGGCAAGCCAGTTGCGGCAAGCCTGATAAGGACGGTGTCGAGGAATTGACCTTTCCCACACCAACCATCACTGAGGAGTAACACCATGCATGAAGACGAAAAGCAGCAACTGGAGCAGCAGCTGTACATCAGCGCTTTTAAAGAGGCGATGTTTCACAAAATCGCGCCTGAAAATTTGGCTGACGACGGCAAGCGCTTCGAAAACAAAACCGTCCAGTTGGTGTTTGAAGGCTATCTGGAAGGGGCTAAACCAAACCCGGCACGGGTCCTTGGCCAGCAGCTGTACGCGGAAATCAAAGCCGACAGCAAATACGCATCCCAGATCGGCTGGATGCAGCTGCGCAACGGTTATCCCTTTCCAATTCGCTTTGAGCAGGACCCTTCGGGTTACGTCGTGAAGGGTGGCGTCGGTGGCTGCTACCGACTTGAGGACATGGACCTGCTGTTCAAGCGGGACGGGGAGTTTCACCGGATTCAGTAACACCGGAGATCGTCGGTAAACGAAGGGCGTCGAGGAGTTCGCACCTCCTCGACGCCAACCACCACAAGAGGAGCAACACCATGCAAGCACAGCACCCAAGCAGCAGCGATTCGAAGGCTATCACATCGCCGGCCGAAGGCATGCAGGAGGCACGTCACTTGATGGCCATCCGCATCGTCGGTACCGCACTTTTCGACTACCAGGTGCGGAAGACGCCCGACGCGCGGATCCGCCTCGAGTCACTGGCCACCATGGCTCAAGCCCAGGGCGATTTGACCGACATTGAAGCGCTCGTCGTGGCCCAAGTTCTCGCCACTCCCAACAACCCTATCCAGCAGCTGCAGGAGCGAAACCATGTCTGAGCAAACCAACATCAAGCGGTACAAAGTCAAGGACACCTGGAAGGACTATGAGGTGACCCTCGAGGTGAACCTTGACCGCCTGACAGCGGAGCGCGCTGGGCTCATCAATAGCTTCTGGACAGGGGCTGAAGATCGTCGGGACGAGGAAGACGGTGACATCATTCGCACCGTCGTCCGCCTGGCCGGGCTCGAGGTGATCTGTGAAATGCTCGAGGATGGCGGTGCCGAGTTTTCTGGTAGCTGCAATGATTATCCTGCTAGAAGCTCGACCTGGGCCCTTCAAAACAAAGAGGGCTGGGGCGGCAAGATTGTGGGGGACGAATTCGGATGGTGTGGAATCCGCGTCGTCGCCGCTGATGTTCAGGTCCCCAACTTTGAGGACTTGGCGTTGGTAGAGGTGGCCTTATGAGCGATTCCAGCCATCAGTCGCGCTTGGTATACCCGCCCCGAGGTTTTGACCCTGACCTAGTACCTGATCTGCTAGTCGTTCTCATGGCCAACATAGAGGAAGCCTTACTGGCGACCGGTGCTACCCCTACCGTCGATTACAGCCGACTCGACCTCTTGCAAGCAGCCACGCCGTTTGTAGTAAGAATGTTCGAAGCCCCGTACACACAACCGATGAAAATCGTCTCTGATTGGCCTGTGAACCCCAACAAGCCAACCGATGCTGAAGGACGCAAGCAATGAATGACTCCCGCGAACAAGACAAGTTTGTAATCCGCCTGCCGGATGGCCTTCGCCCCGAGATCGCGGCCATGGCTCGCCTCAACCATCGCAGCATGAACGGGGAAATCATCATCCGCCTGCAGCGCTCCCTCGTCCTCGAGCAACTCCAGGAGAGGCAGAACGAACTCATCACCCAGTTGCTCAAACGCATTGATGCGCTGGAATCAAAAGAGGCTTCCCCATGCTGATCGATGGACAGTTCATCGCCATCAATGAGGCGCAGTACGATCACGCCCGCAAACAACTGGAGCTGCCTTCCGACTTTCACCTGGTCGAAGCCACCGCCCTGCTCCACCACGACACAGGGAATGGCATTGCGCGCATTCCATTGCCGGCGGGATTTGTCGTCGCAGCCTTCGAAGACCGACAAGGTCACCGCCGCTACGGTGTTGTCACGCTCATCCCTCAACCGAAACAATCCGACACACTTTAGCGGCTAAAATACGCACCGTGTTTCAGCTTCACCAGGGCGCTTCGGCGCCCTTTTTTGCGATTAAAATTTAAGCTCCCCATCCGCATTACAAGCTTGATAGTCAATCATCCAAAGTGCATGAATTGACAATTCATGCATCGATATATCGAAAGAAAAAAGTTCATCCGCAGTGTTTACCCACCCAGCGACTGCTCTGAAAGCCCACTACATCAACGCTGTAGCGATAAAACGCATTAACGCTAATGCGTGTTAACGCTTTACATACATATGTACGCACGCATGCACGAAACTATAATTTCATGCAGATCGTTAATTCGTTATTTCGTTACTTGTACATTTGCCCATTTGGACATTTGTACATCGCTGCTGACAACGTAGGGTGATATTGCACCATGCCATCTCGCAAAAATCGGCACCAAACCCAATCCCTACTGGCTTCCCTGTCACAGATGAACGATGTAGTTTGGTTTTATTGTCAACTTCAGAGTGAGGTCAGCAAAGCAAAAAATATTATTTGACAATCTATTTTTCAAATACGTAAAGTGCGCCGCAATCTGACCCGCCCAGCATGGAGCCATTGAAATGGACGAGCGTACTATTACAACCACCCGAGACATCATAGAAGAGGTAGCAAAAGTTATAATTTCGCTAAGTGTTTCGGTGGGCGCAAGGCCGTTGAATGAAGAGGAAAGCGGCGGAGTTGTAGCGACCATGATGTGGAGTCATGGTCGGTTGTTGGAATGTTCCAGAGATTTAGGGATGGTATTCAATCAGGCGGGCAAAGAACTTAGTTGATCGAATAGCTGCCGCTGTTTGGACAAAGGGAGCTCGCGTAGTCGGTCGAAAATCAACTGGTCGACCGACGCCGCCGAAGGACGCAAAGGGTGTGAGTAGCTGAGGCTCATCACGAAGGAATGGCCGCAACGCGGATTGAGACATTGGCAATATAACTTGGCGTACTCAACTGACATGTTCTCTCGTGATCCGATCCGAGCTTTACCGCCACAATCCCTACAAATAATCCGCATTGCATCCCTTCCCCCAAGGTGTACGTATGCACACTATTCTGCCACATCTGTAGTAGCACTTTCTCTAAAACCGTCCCGCATCAAGTAGTTGCAGCAGGTTCCGGCGCCTCTCTCCAGGCAATCCGTCGATCCTCCCGCAATGTATCGTTGAGCTGGTTGAATAGTTGGCAGATCGGCCGGATCTCGTTGCTGGTGTAGACCCGATCGATCTTTTCGATATCACCAAAGCCGGCGCTGTTTTCCGGGATGATGCCGGCCAGCGCGGGGTTCATGCGCCAGGCGGCAATCACGTCGTTGCGGGTGATGTTCTTGACCTTCTCCAGCTCGTCCTTGGCCTGAAAATCCCCCACGGGGATGATCTGGATCGCGTTTTCCTTGCCGTTGGGGATGTTGACGAACATCGAGCGGAAGTTGCCCACGCCCTTGCTGGCGCTGATCTGGGCGCGCAGGTTCTCTTCGTCCTCTTCGGTCAGGTCCGGGTCGTTGGTGTAGAAGATGTAACCCGCGTGGGCACCGTTGCTGTAATAGCGCCGGCGGAACAGGGTCGCGGCTTCGTTGAGTAACAGCGCCTGCAGGCCGCCCAGATAATCCGGGATGCCGTAAATGGTCTGCTCGACGTCGTAGTCCATGACGTGCTCGATCTCGTTCTGGTCGAAGTCCATGAACTTGTTGTCCGGTAGCAGCATCCTGAAACCGCCGTCCACTTTCACCCGCATGTTGATCGCCGGCAGGTGCTGCAGCTCCAGCACCTGGCCGAAGGCGTTGGTGTCGCGATAGAAGAACGCATCGCCGAACACCATGTAATCCAGGCCCGCGCAGCCCATGGTCCGGGCACTGCAGCCGGCTGAAGGGAGGAACTCACGCAGCAACAGGTTGCGCTTGAACTTCGGAATGGCGCCGTGGTGTGCGTTGGCGCGCAGCAGCTTGGCCAGGCCGGAGCGTGACACCGGTGGCTTGTAAATCTCGCCGTCGTCGCTGGGAAACACCCCCATGTACTCGCCGATATTGCCCGACAACACCTGTTCGGGCTCCCCGAACGTAAATGCCCGCATGGGCTGTGGCTGTCGCACCTGCTGGTTGACCTGGCGTTTTTTGTGTCGAGGATTGGGCATTGTTTCCACTCGTGACGTAGCGACTGCGTCGCCGCTTGTTGGTGTTCAAGGGTTCGTTGGCCAGGGCGTGCATGACCGCCCAGGCAATGTCGGCGTGGCCGGTGGCGTCGGTGCG